GAGGTGCTAATACCCCCCCTGGAAAAACTTCTCCTACTGGAATTTCCCCTGCTTCTTCATTAGCCATACAATCTGGACAAACAAGTTCATCTCTAGCAGTAATCCACTTATAAAGCAATATTTTGTTTTTCTTATATATTTCAACCTCCGCTTCTCCAAGCATCAAAATTGCTTCATGTTCAGCGATAACCATTGCTCTCTCTTTGGCCATATGATTAGCAGAATCCCTTAATAATCTTGCAATTTCAAGACTAGATAAATTGTCCTTTAACCCCTGTTCAATAGTTCTAGCAATCCAATCTTGAGTTGTCTTATCCACCATTTCAACCATTTCCTTCGTTCTATTTTTAACTTGTCGCAAAAGAACCCTATTTCTTAAATCAAATTCTTTGTCTGATTTCAACTTATCCAATCCAATCTTGCCTCCTTTATTAGCAGCCCAAATCAAGTAATCCTCAATTTCTGGCTTCTCAATAAAGACATCAAGAGCTACCCACAAAATAGCTATGTTTTTAAGAAGGTCTTTGTCAGTTAACTTTTTAACTGCTTTTTTCAACCCAATGATAGCATTCACTTTTTCTACTGTAGCAAAATGGAGAATCTGTTTTCTCACTACTAACTCTATCTTCGTTCGAAAGCCATAATAAATCGGGCTGTGAATTATGTTATACAGCCCAATATTGAAGCGAACTTTATAGAAGAAGCTTTCAATCGCTCTTCTTATTTTTCTTAGCGTGTACGGTTTCATTATACTTCACAATTGATGACACTTCATCATAAAGATCCAATATCGCTGCAATCATTTGGTTTTCTTGGCTAATTAAAGGGTCAAAAAGTTGATTAAGCTGATCTTTAGTTTTAACAATACTCAAGCCATTATTGATTAAATTCTTGGTTCTAAAATCAATAATGTTAGTTTGAAAATCCCTGAACCCCTTCCCTTGCTTCAAGTCATTCGAAACTACCTTCTTCCACCTTTTAAGTTCTTTAACAATTTCATCACGAGCAATTCGTTGGATTTTCTGCGGAACATTCTTGGATGGTTTAGGAGAACTACCACCAGGCTGGTAGGATTGGGGAAGAATCGATATTCCTGCCTCTGAACGAGAAACCAAGTCTTTAACAAAAATTGGACCAACTGGAGTCATAATATAATGTGGACATCCAATTGTATCCAGTCCTTCACCTAACCTCCATTCATCAACTGAAACAGCTCCTGCATTGACTAATTTTGAAAAAACACCTGCTTCTTCTTCTTTATTTGTAGGATTAATATTTACCCAAACAAATTCTAAATGAGGACTTTTCAAATCATCTTGAATTATTTGATCAAAGGTTTCTTTCAAAAAGTTGGCTGTTGGGAATAATCCCCTTTCTTTTCCAATCTCCCATTCAGCTTCTGTTGCTCCCTTCCCTCTTTCAAATTGAAACCCAATCGCTTGGGGAGGAACCTCTAAAATGCTACACGTATTTTGAAGAAGCCACTTTTCAAATCTTTCAAACTGCATTTCCCCTATTTTTTTAGTTGGATGTAATTTTATTCCTGCTGGCAAAAACTTAATTTTTCTTTGGAAGCGAGGATCACCAGAAAACATTGTGTCCCAAGCTTCTTGCCAAGCCTTTAATTGGTCAGGACTACTAATAATATCCTCTGGTAATTCGACTAATCCCTCAGGAATATTTCCCTCAGTATTACCACACCAAAACGGATACCCATTTCTCCTAACATAAACTATTCCATTAGGAACTTTAACGCTATATACTTTACCAACATATTTTTCTTTCTTAGCACAATTCAAGCCTCGATGTTTCGCCAATCTTTCAATTACTTTATATATCAACCTTGATGTTTTGACTGTCTTTTTTCCAATAATATTTCCTATTTTTTGTTTAACAGAATACATTCTTGAATCACTACCGATTTTTTGCAATATTTCCTGACAATCATCAGCCAATTTTTTGCTAGTAGTTGTATAAGTAACATTATTATCATGCTTATGCCCATCGCCTTTAACCATCCACTCCCATAGAACCTTCAACAACTCTGGAGAATAATTTTTTACTTCATCAGGAATATATTTCTGATAGCTTTTACCAAAAGGTTTTAAGTATTGCCACAATCTTGCATCAGAACAAGCAAAATTTTCATTTGCCTTTTCTATTCTAAACTTAAACGGCAACCTATCCAATAATTTTTCAATATCTTGAAAATGTTTGCTTTTTTTGCTTTGGGCAATATAAACATCATGCCTAGATTGATTATTATCAGCTCTTACCCAACCTTCGGCTAAATAAATACCCAAAAATGCCACCCAATCTTTTATCGGAACATTAACTGGAGGCTTCTTGTAGGTAATCGTTTTCTCTTCAGTAGTAAACTTTTCTTTGCTTCTTATCGGCTTGCCATCTTTATCTCTACCAGCAAAAGCATAACCACTAAAAACACCAGTTCTTTCCACAACATAACCAGGTAATTCAAAATATTCAGGAGACTCTCCCTTCCACTTAGAAGTTGTAGGAGCTAAGTAGTTTTGACTTGTAGTTTTAGGATTCTCTAAAAACCAATCCGCTCTCTTAATAATATTCTTACCACTATCAACAAACTCGCCATTTGAGCTTCGATAATCAACTAACATTCTATGATTTGGAGTCACTAACAAATCAACAGTTCTACTCTTAAATCTAATTAAATCATCATCGTAATTAAAAGAAACTCTTTTTAGTGGTTTTTGCCACTCAAATTTTTCCTTTGGGCTACGAGTTGCAACAACATCTTCGTCTGTTAAATCTGAAAACAATTTCCAACCCCACTTGGTCAAAATTTCCGTTTTATCATCATAACAAAGATACGATAAATTATAAGCACTTAATTTTAGAGCTGTTGTAATAACAATAATTAATGCCTCAACTGGACTTAGACCATAAGGAGTATCCGTTCGGGGATTCATCATTTTGTAAATTAACTCATCAGTCGTCAATTCTGCCTTGACTTCACCCCTAATCTTCTGTTGATATGCTTCATCGGGAGGAATTGGAATTGTTCCATCATCATAAAGAACCAATTCAATCGTAGTAGCATCGATTGGCAAATATCCATAAATTCCACCACCCTTATTCCTTCGGCGATAGATTGCTACTGCATCTAAAACAAGTAAATCTTCAATGATTTTATTAACGAAGCCCCTAAAGGTTAAGCTTTTGTCTCCAGTAGGATATTTAAGTATTTTTTTTATTTCTTTGGCATCTTTTTTATATTGTTCTTTTTTCTTTTTGTCGGTAATAACTTCAATAGAAGAAATATCCCATTTTAATTGAGTAATTTGGCGTTTTCTATAATTGATACACGCTCTCAAAATAGGATAATAAAGTGCAAAATCCCGAAGTGTTTGGAATTTAACTCCTCTGGGCAAAGTCCGCCTGACAACTCCACCCTTTTTACCAAACGGTTGAAGTCTCCAAGTTGGAGCAAGTGCTGTTAACCCTTTCTGTAGCTCTTCTTCTTTTTTTACTTCCTTAATTGATTTATTGACTACTGGGCTGATGATTCGTTCTAGTATTGCGTCCCAAATAGCCATCTTATGTCATGCGTTGTGCGTTTATTCTTATCCAGTCTAATAATCCTGGTGCTGAACCCTTAAGTGGTTCTTTATAATAATCGAGCAACGCCTTTCCCTTTCCTCCTTTTAGAACTGCCATTCTCGCAAAATTCAATGCATGCAGATAATGATCTGCTCCTTTTTCTATCCACTTTGCTTGCTTGTTTTTCTCTGTAATCCTTGTCGATGCCCTTAGCTGTTTATAAAATTCCTTCACTAACTCAATATTCTTCGGCAATTCCAATCTCTGATTTTGGATATCACCTATAAGATAATCCAAAGAAATCGTTCTGTCAAGCCTCAATTCCCTTTTGATATCATCCCAAAGAAAATATTTCTTGACTGAAAACTTCATTGTCGGATAATCTATAGCATAAACCTTACCTGGAAAACGATCCATCATTTCTTTTACCTTGGCAGTTTCTGGTTTTTTGTCAATAACTGCTACTGTTACTTTATAACGATCTAAAATCGCTTCAATGCTATCTTGTGGTCCGAAGAATTTACTAACCGTTCCCGCCCAAACCAATTTCATCATTTCATTCTTACCTTCCTGTTTTCTTTGAAGAACAACTCCATGATGAGTCTCAACACCAATATCAATTCCAGCATAGCAATGTTCTGCCTGAACTGGAAACATATAATCTTTCTTGCAGGAATCAAGTTCACTAATCTGAATACTTTGTCCCTTTACCTCATAAGGCGATCCTATGTCCTGATTAAAAAATTGTTGAAGAGCAAAAAAGCCAGAAATCTTTGCTTCTCTATACTTATCAACCAACTCGGAAATAGTAACAGTAGGGTTATACATACCGTTAATCTTGTAACCATGAACCTTACTATCAGGGTTAGTTATAACCCACCTACCTGAATCTAAACGATAAATCTTTCTTTTACACTTAGCACAAATCGCCTTTTTTCTTTTAAAATTGATATTCTTAAAAAAGTCAAGTTCTTGCCATTCTCCACATCGACGACATTTTATCTGCCAAATTCTTCTGTCACTTTTTAAATACGCCTTATGAATTCCCATTCCTGGTAGAGTAGGAGTTGATACTTCTCTTCGCCACTTTAATTTTGAGGCAAGCATTCTTTTGTCAATATACGGAACATTCCTTTCTTCAAAACGATCTCTCTCGTCAAGGATCACACAGTCAGCATCTACAGAAACGATTTGCTTAACATTCTGGCTACCTCGGAAATAAACATATCCTTTTCCAACCCTTTTTAAACTTAATGTTTCAACTCTTTTAGCATCAGGAATGTCACTCTCTATTCTTGACTTCAAATAATCTGACATTGCCAAAACAGGATTTAATCTTGCTTGAACAAATTCCTGAAGTTGTTTTTGGGCAGGAAAAACATAAAGAACATTTAATCCCAATTGATCAGCAATCCAAACAGATTCAGAAATCATCCGTTCAGAAAGACCCATTTGAGAAGATTTAGTATAAACAATATTTGGATATTGATCACGATAAATATCAACCAAATATTTACGGGTTTCAAAATCAAGGGGATTCCCCCTAGAAGTCAACCAAACAGCCCTTACCCAAGTATAATAATCAGACAGTTTTTCCGTCTTCAACTTCTGCTGGGCTACCTTCAATAATTTTTGCAGCAAAGCCTCCCGTTCCGAGGCGTTTAAGTTCCGCAATAAGTTCGAGAATTCCCTCATAGTTCAACTTCTCAATTAACCTATCTAAATTGGTTTTAGGAGCTTCAATGTTAATTTGAGTTAAGCTTTGTTTTCCACCCCCTTCCATTCCCAATGCTCTTCTTTCTTGTTCCATTCCTGAAACCACCAGCTTTCGTGCTTCCTCAACATCTTTTACTTTAGAATCTTCTAACGCCGTTTCTCCCTTCAACTGCATAAACCTAGATATTCTTTGCTGCCTCAACCTTATCTTGGTAATATCAACCTTCCCTCCTTGAACTATACTATCCTTTGCAGCAAGTAACGCTTTACTTTCTAGTTTCTGTTTTTCTCCCATCCATCCACTAACTTGTTTAGGTTTGTGATTAGCGTCATAAGGAATACCCTTTTTCTTTAAAAATTCTATAAGCGTTACATAGTCGCCCTCCAAGAAGTCTCTCTTTAATTTAATCCAATTGCGAAATTTTGACATCAACCTTATTATAACAGATTTCAAATCTGCAATTTAACTTGCTGGCGTTTAGATTTTTTAGCAGGAATTTTCTTGACTTTAGCACGCTCTTTTTCCAATTCATCGTAGGTTTGTTGGAACAAGTCATCCCATTTCTTGGCGATTAACTTCCAATCGTAGTCCTGAATCCATTTATAAGCCCTATCAGCAATTTGTTTAACCTTAGCAGGATTATCATAAATCCAAATCAGTTTCTTAACCATATCATCAACATTAGCCAATGGTCTAACTCTTTCAAAATCTTCAGCACCATAGGTTGCCCATTCAGAGGAAGTATCATGACATTTAGCTGGAATTCCTCTAACCTTCTTGTAAAGTTTGTCCATATCGGAAATATCTTCGTCTTTGTCATAATTAAACAGTTCGGGGTGAGTCGTATTATTTGGAGCAAGCACTGGAGCTTTAGTAGCAAACCCTTCGATATTATAAAAACCAAATCCCTCGCCAACCGAAGTACTAATAATACAATCCGCAGCATTATAAACTAGATTGACAATCTCAAGTGGGAAGCCAGTATTAGCTGAAAACTTCGCAGGTACTCCCCAATCCTCACCAATCTTTAAATTCCAATTGCGGGCATATTCTCTCAATGATCCCCAAGCATCTGTCTCTTGACAATGAAAGTAAAGGAATGAATCGGGCCTTCTCTTTTGAAATTCACTAAAGACTTGCATCGTTCTTGGAAGGTCTTTTCTTCTTTGGTTTCTAGCAATAGCAACAACTAGAAATGTCTCGTCTTTTATTTTGCCTTCGGAAAATTTAGCCCTGAATTCTTTTCTTAGTTTTTCGGGAACTGGTTTAAAAACATCAAGATCAACTCCATGATAAATAGTTTTCATTCTCTTTCCTATTCCAGTTGGTCTATCCAAAAATTCATCAGCCTTAATAATTTCTTCTTTGCCATACTTACAATTATGCACAACAAATCCATTAGCAACATAAGAATGTGTTTTTTCTACTTCCAAATTATAAACATAGTCCTTGTATTTACATAAACTAATATTTTTTACAGGAACATAAAAATATTTTTTATCGAAAAAGGTTTGTTCATAAGAATTATAATTTTTAAATTTATCAAATATCCTAAGACTACTGCCACTAACTTTTATTTGATACCAATTATTTTTATTACTTTCCTTTCTTAGTGATACAAAACTAAACGAACCAAGAGAAAGTAATAATTTATGAACTTGATATGCCAAAATTTTTGATATTGTAGTATATCTTGCACTTCTTTGTTCTAAACAACCATCTCCAGCCCACAACGACAAAAGCAATTTTTTTCTAATATTATATTTACTGTTAAACAAAAGACAATCAGGAATTCTCTTGGATATAGCTCCACAACCAAAAAGTTTTTTAAATAAACTAGCAACTATAACTGAGTTAAAAACAATGTTATAGGTTTTATTCCCTTTATAATTTTCTAGTTGATAAACTTTTTCTTTTCCTATTCCATCAAACTTTTTCTTTACTAAGTAAGAAAACCTTTCAATCATTTTATAATCATTATTGGCAATTCTAAATTGTCTTGTTGCTGTCGAACCTTCAGAAATGAAATATCCAGCTAATTCCGCAAAATCTTCATCAATAACAATGTTATCTTTTAGTTTTAAGCAATCATATTGATTACGAACTTTGGAACTAACTCTTCCTGATTTTTTTTCATACAATCGACCCTTAACATAATCACTTATTTTAATAAAACTAACCTTTTCTAGTTTAGGAACAGGAATACACAAAAACTCATTACCTCGTAATTTCCCTGATTCTATCCATTCCACTTTGTAGTCTTTATAATACTGCTTTGTACATCTTTGTATCCCCCCATTCTTTTTGGTATATTTCTGAATCTTACAAGTTGGTTTACATCTTCCTTTTCCCCTATAAGGACAACGAACACCATTAATAGCTAGAATTGGATGCTCTTTAGTGACAAAAATCGGATTATTACTAAAATTCGTAGTAATCTTAACAATTTCCTCGTCAACCAATCGTCTTCCGACATTAACTACTTTATTATAATCGCCATTTTTATCTAAAACTAAATCACTATGAATAATGTCTTGTATATTTTTAACTCCACTTTTAGTTTCAATTAAAGTATCTTTTACAAAACAGTAAGCCACACTTTCATCTGGTAAAGCAATTGCCTTGTCTACCCAATTTCCTTTAATAGAACTATCAATCGGCCAGTAGGAAATCAACTTGAACCAATATTGCGGTGGGAGTTTCTTTCTATATTGTTCTTGAGTTTTTTTAAGAATTTCAAGCGTACCTTTTCCAAAAACAGGAATTGGTTGTTCAAGGATAAAAGGATCATTTAATGTAAAGACAATATCCCAAGGTGGAATTAAATCTTTGTCTGTTCCCAAAATCGAAGCAATGAATTTAGGACGACCATAGACATCTGGTGCTGATGACACCCCGCTTTTAGCAGGGTAGATTCTGTAGGGAAATTTCTTGGGATCTTTCCAGTTTCCTCGGTCATTCACTCCTATCATATCGATTTCGTATTTCCCAGTTTTAGCTAGGTTATTAAAGATTCCCCGAATCACCTGCGAGAAGCCCGTACTGCAGTCGGCTGAATCCCCAAAAACTAAAACTTTTATTTTTTTATCCTTCATTTTTTAATTTTAAACATTCATGCATTAGCCCACCACTTTGATTAGTGACTATCATTCCACAATACAAACATTCACGAGTTTCAGTATTATATCCATCTTTGCCCGTATTGTATTTAATAATTTTCCACTTTCCAAATCTAAAAACCACCTTATCCTTCATTTTTTAATAGGACGACCGTGGTAATGAACATGGTCACGAATTTTAGACATCTTTGTATCCAACCTCCAATTTCCTTTTCCATAAAGCTTATCACAGACTCTTGTTAAATGATTAACCATTTTTCTATGAGTCTGTGGCCAAGCTTTTTTAACATGCTTGCGAAATACAACCATAGGACAATGACAGCTTTCACATTCCAAAACAACAAATTTCTTGCTTTCAAAAAACCACCTAGTTCGTTTCTCCAATTTACAAAGTTCACACTTAGGTTCTTCTTGTTTTTTAATTTTTTTCTTAATTTCTTTTAATTCTTGCTGTAGTTTAAACTGCTGGTCGTTATATTCAAATGTCATATTCCAGAACTAAATGTTGTCTCAAAACCAGATGCCGTTCCCCAAGAAGCTGTAGATTGAGCTTGTGGGGACCATGTTCCCATTCCACCAATAGTACTTGAAGTAAATAATCGTGTTTCACCACAATATTTACAAAATGATTTTCCATCTCTATTCACCCACTCATGGTTTCCGCCATCACAGCCCAAT